AGTTCTACCTGTTGTTGATCCAGTTTTTTCTATTCCACTTTTTGGTCTGTGAGATCCGCCACTAGTCTGTCCTTGCATTTCAGAAATCATTGTATTAATTTGATTGACTAGACCTGTCACATCTTCTTCATTTTGATGCGTATTCACTGCATTAGTAAGATCTCTCAAATCGTGAGAAATTTGTAATGCATCAGCACCATCTTGTTGTGTCCAGTGTTTTCCTAGTGGTCTAGCAGCCAAAGCATTATAGAGAACAGCCTTATTTGCTATTGTATTTACTAAAGTCTGAAGACTCTTTCCTGCTTTTAATGTTGTAGTGGCACTCTTCAGCGCATGAGATGAAGTCCTTGCTGATTTTGCTGATTGTCTCGCTGCTTTCGCAGCAGCCCTTTGAGCCTTTAACTGTGCTTTTAGTGCCATTCTTTGAGCTTTTGCTTTTGCAGCAGCAGCAAGCTTTTGAAGATGCAATTTCTCTTTTTGCGCTTGCACTTTTGCTTTAGCTTTAGCCCTATCAGCTTTCGCTTTTAATCTTAGTGCTTTTGCAGCAGCTCTTTGCTTTGCTCTTGCTTGTCTATCTAATGCTCTTTGCGCAGCAATTTCTTTGCGAGCCTGTTGTCTATATAATTCTAAGGCCAATCTTGCATCATGCATTTCTTGACGAGCTGTAGCCATATTTTGTCTAGCCTGATCTCTTGCTGCAGTTCCATATGCAGAATTTGCAAGTGCCTGTCTAGCTGCTAAGAAATCTTTTGATGCAGTTTGAACAGCTCCTGCAGCCTTTATAATATTTGCATTTGTTTGTGGAGTGACATATGTTGAAGGTGCATTTCCTCCTCCGCCACCGCTTCCAGATGAAGCTTTTTGTTTATTTGCTCCACCTTCTCCATAACCTGGGTGCGCCCAATCTCCATGAGTCTTTTGATCATGATCAATTCCACCAGGATAATGTCTTTCAAATTTTTCTAACTGTTCCTCTTCAAAGATTGTCTCTAACGATCTTTCCAATTCAGAGAATGGTTCATCTGTGTCTTGCGAGAGTAATAATGCTATTTCATTTTCTTGTTGACGTTCTTCATCAGTAAGACCAAATTCATCTTCAAAATCCTCATCCTCATCATTTATATCTTCACTATCATCATTTTGTTCACTCTGCTCTTGATCTTCTAAATCTGTAATTTCACCAGGATCTGTGACATCTTCATCATTCAAAGAAGAAAAATCAGTCGTATCATTAGAATCTTCTTCTGAAGCTGAAGCTCCTGGATTTCCTGCATTTCCAGTTAAATCATTTTCTTCTTCAGAGGCAACAATACCTGCATTGACTTGTTGTTGTTGAGGAGTAATATCTATTCTCTCAAAATAGCCTACACTATATCTACCTTCTGGAGATTGTTGTGTAATTCCACTCGTCGTGTCTAAATCTGAATTCACAACATCTGATGGCTGACTTGATGTCTGAGAGTTTTGTTGATTTTGATCTTGATTTGCAAGTTGTGATTGACTTGGAGTTGGTTTAGGTTGACCTAATGCAGCTTGTTTGTATCCAGCCAATTGAGCCTGCAATTGAGCATTTCTAACCTTATCTGTCGCTATGTCATCTAAGAAGACAGGACCGTCTTTTGTCATGACAACTCTACCGATATATGGAGCTTTAGGATCGTCTGGTAATTTCATCAACTTACCAGCATTTGTGACTCCTAATATTCCAGTCTTTACAAGATCAGTATAAGCAGTTGCAAGTTCAGAGACATCTTCTTCTTCGTCATATCCACCAAAATTCACTTGGAACATATCTCCATGCATATCAGGTGGAAAGTCATTATTTACGACATTAGTGAGCATTGCTGCATAAACAGTAGCAAGAGGATCGATAGTTCTTCTATAGGTGACATTTTGCTGAGAATCTCCACTTGATTTATGAATATCCTCAGTAAATGCAACATCTTGCATAGAGAGACCATATGCTGAAACAGAGATGTTGATAAGAAATTTATCGAATGTTGGATCTAGTTGATATTGTTCAAATGGACGATATTCCATGCCTGGTTGAGTAAAGCGAACTCTTACTTGTTGCGATGCATTACCAGCTAAGAGAGCATTCCAAGCCTGTTCAAATGCATCAATCTGATCTGGTGTCCAAATAGCAGATTCTGGAACCATCATAAAACCTTGTGGAATATTTCCTTCAGTAAAATGCGCCAAGTCTTTCTTTTGTTTTCTAAGAGCTTGATTGACAAGCATAATGATGCGCTCTACTCTGCTTTGACCATATGGATTATCTGCAGCTGGAGATTCTTGATAATGGATCATCTCATCTGAGGTAAACCATGCTCCAGGTAGACCCCAAGGATATTGTTGATAGGCATATGCTGGTGGTTTAGGAGGACGACCCCAATCATCAAGTAATGGTTTAAATTGATCTCCTGCATGAATTTCTAACGCATAAAGATATCCATTTCTCTGTCGTCTTTTATAAATATAGAGTTCGTCTATTTGAGTTTGTTCTCTTAACGCAATTCTCAACCATGAATGAAAATCATGAATTTTATCAGGAGTCTCAAGCCAATTCATGAAATAGGCTATCTCTGCTTGATAATCTTTTTCTTCTGCTCCTGCTGCAAGATATTCAGGTTTGAGATGGATTTGCAATTGCATTCTAGGCACCATGTCAAACCAAACTCGCTCACAAATTGAGATGCCATTATAGAGTTTTGCTAGCATTCGAAGCTGTTGAAAGGAAGGAATATCTTGATTTCCAAGAGTTCTATCGACAGGAAATGTATTGACAGCAACAGGAAATCTAAATTGAACAGGATATCCACCAGGATTGACTCCAGGTTGCTGAGGAAGTGGAATACCTGGAGAAAAGAGAGCAGATTCTCCAACTGGAATATTTTGTAACGATGACCCATAAAAAGGTTGACCCAATGTTCCTTGCAATTGACCAGGAGGGACATACATCATGCCTGCACTACCTGGAAGATAAATTGGTGTCTTTCCAAGACTCCTTTTTTGTTTTTTAGCAATTCTTTTATTCGTCATCTGTCATTTTCTCTTCTTTAATCTTTTCTCTTCTAGTTCTATACACTCTCTTTGGCTTTTGCTCTTGATTTTCTTTATTTACTTGAGCATACATTTCTAATAATTTTTCTTGCTCTTCTTGTATCTTCGTTATTCTTTTATTTTGCTCTGTTATATGTTCTAAAATTTCTGTGATGATTTTGGTTTGCTTTAATAGTTCTGCATCTTGAGCATTAAGATGTTCTATCTGTTTTCTTTCATCTTCTAGAGATTCTTTTGTATTAAGAAAAGTCACTTCTGCCTGAGTTTCATTATGTTCATTGAGAACATTTTGTCCAACCATAATAACAGGCAAAAGAACGAGTTGTATAAATGTTTGTGAAAGCCAGGCGACAAAAATAACGACAGAAGGAGAAAGATAGCCTAAAATTGAAGCGAGGCCTATAAACGCCAAAACAACAAAAGAATAAGCTGTCCACATAGAACCTACATTCTTTGTCAAGAAGACAGCAAATTTTCTATTAAAAGATTTTAAACTTCTTTCTCTGTGAATTTTATTTGCATGTACAATTCTCTCATGATTTGGATGTGGATGCCAATAGATAATGTTTTGATCTAAATTTTCCATTTATGCGCCCTTTGAATGTATATGTCTTACGACGTCTTCGATCGCTTCTTGAACATTAGAAGAAGGTTGAACTATAGATATACCGCGTTGTTGTGCAATCCTTGCCCTTCTCTGCAATGCTTTGATATGCTCTTCTGCGTCTAATGAAAGAGAAGTGAGAGAATCGCAAATCATAGAAACAGTATCAACAAAGTCATCATTCTTACCCATAGGAAAGAGATTCAACTCATCTTCTAATGGATTGATCCACACCACTCCTTTCGGATGATACATTCTGCCTGCTTCGTAAAAGACAGATGCTGTCGATGCTCTAGCTACTTTATCCTTCACAGGTTTATATTCTTTAACTGGAAGACCATCTTTGAGCAACTGTTGTATAAGAGCCAATTGATAAGCAACATTTTCTATATGAATATAAATAGGATGATATTTTTGATAAAGAACGTGTGCCTGTCTTTGTTGTGTAGGATTATCCATATGCTCTCTTACACAATCTAATAAAATACATTCTTTTTCTTTTGTTGTTGCCCATACAGAGAACACAGTAAAATCAGCACTTTGTTTTGTGCTAATGGCCAAATCGACAGTGATAAGAATTTTGCAATTCTTTTTAGGTATAGATCTTACAATATTACCATCTTCAACCAAATAAAAGTCAGAATTTTCTGTGTAATATTTGAACCACTGCTTTTTAAATTGATTTCCACCCAATGGTATTGGTCTTTGCTGATATTGTGCAGCAAAACCTAGACTACCCAAGTCTCTTCTCAAACCTTCCAAGATATTCTTGGAAAATCGTTCTGGCCATAAAACTTCACCTTCCTTTTTTCTATCATCTCTCCAAATTGGTGTCACACACCTAGAAGACTTCTCAAAATAGGCTGGCAAATTGAGATGGACCCAATCAGGTCGTTCTTTGATAATATATCCACAGACATCTTCATCATGAATTCTCTGACCAATGGTCACCATTCTTCCTGTGACTTGATTATTGAGTCTATTGGTCCAAACTTCTCTAAACCAAATCACAGCCTTTGTTCTTTCGACTTGAGAATAGGCTTCACTAGCATTGTGAGGATCATCTAAAAGAAGATATGAACCACCCTGACCTGTCGTACCACCATCCACTGAGATTGACATTTGATAGCCTGAATAGTTATTTTCAAAATGGCGTTTTGCATGCTGATCTGATGTTAATTGAAAAAGATGTGAAAAGCGTGCTTGAAACCATGGATCTTCAATAATACGTCTTTTTCTGAGGTTGTCTCTTGTTGAAAGGTCGAGAGAATATGAAGCGCAGAGAAAGCGTTCTTCTGGATGTTGTAACCAAACCCAAACAGGCCACAAAACTGAGACAAGAGTGCTTTTTGTATGACGAGGAGGAATATTAATGATAAGACGTGTAATTTCTCCTCTTGTGACAGCTTCCAAATGTTCGACCATTGCATCAATTGGTCTGCCATCGACAAAAGGAACAGGTTCTATGAGATTCCAAGCACACTGCACAAACTTCTTGAGAGAACGTCTGCACTCCTCAGCTTCTATCTTGAGTAAAAGATCTTTCGCTGTTGTTTTGGATGTTGGCCTAGTTTGCACTGAGAATTTTTGTGTTCTGTGTTCGTCTTCTTCCTTCGCCACAGAAAACACTGTTAGCTTTCTATGACTATTATACTCTAGTTTTAAGAAAAGGTACATTAGTATATAATATGAAAAAGGAAGTTTTTATTCTAAAGGAGAAATTTGCTATGAATTTTAGACAAACATTTGATCATGTGCAGATAGAATTACAGACAACGTTAGATAGGGTTGTGAAGACAACTGGAGATCATACATTTGGAGCCATACACAGAATACATTCTTCTTATGATCGAATGTTGTTAGGAAGAGGAGTGAAATTATTAAAGACAGAAATACAAGAAGCCTATCAACAAAACATCTCAATGCAGTGGAAAAGAGATGGAGAAAATGGAAGTAGGGTGAGTCAAGCAAAGTCTCCTAGTT